GTAAAACTAAATGGCAAAATTAAAAAAAGGTAGAATCAAGGTTCACATTTGTGAAACATGCCACGGAAACGGGTATGTCAGGGTTGCAAAACTTGATGGCGATCCTGCATTAGATTTTAGAGATAGAAGTGAGGTTCATCAGTGTTGGGACTGTGACTCGGAAGGAGAATTTTATGAAACGGTTGATACTAATCTTATCGATGACGGTGATTCTGACACATTGCACTAAAATAGAGTTTGACGGATTCGATCCTACAACCTCAGCTTTGAGGTGGATTATAAATAATGATTCCTGATACAGACAAAGCATATATTGCAGGACTATTTGATGGTGAAGGATCAATACACATGAAACGTGGATCTGAAAAGAAAAAGAAACACAAGGGCAAAGGTTATCGTATCTCAAATAGTTTACGATTGTCAATGGAAATAACAATGACAGATAGATCTGTGTTGACATGGGTGCATGAAGTTTTGGGTTGTGGAACATTGACCAAGAAACCAAGAAAAGGTAAAAGAAAAGATGGAACACCATATCTTATGCAATGGCGATGGCGTTGTACGTTTAGAGATGCATACTATGTTTGTTGTTTGATTTGGCCTTGGGCGCATACAAAATTACCAAAGATACAACAAGTTATAAGCCATTATGCAAGTCAAGCATTAGATAATAACGTAATAAATTTAGAGGAGTATAAACAAATAAAAAATAATGTTCGATAAATATATTTATAATACATTACATTTTATAATGAAATATGCAGGACAACTAAATGCATGGGCATGGCGTCAGCATGTAAAAATATTAAGGAGCGATAGATGGAAAAAGATAAAGAAAAAATAAAAATACAAGTCAATACTTTTAACTGGGGACCATGTGTTACTAGATTTCAAATACAAGATGATTTTAGAAAGGTATTGTTAGATGAGGCTAAAAAATCAGAAGAAGATTTTAGTGATAGACTGGCAGGTCAGATTAGAAAAGAAACTGGCTACAGTGAAAAACAACGTGAGATAATTATACCTTATCTATCTCCTTATCTTGGTATTTACGATGAAGCATTTCAAAGATATCAGAATAAAAGATACGAACACGGTAATCCAGAGTATGCACTGACTGCTTTGTGGTGCAACTTTCAAAGACAATACGAGTTTAACCCACCACATGATCATGATGGTAAATTATCGTTTGTAATTTATTTATCGATACCTGATAAATTAAAAGAAGAAAATAAAAACTATAAAGGTAAGAGCTGTGGACCTGGAGGTATACAGTTTATGTACGGTGAAGGACCAAGAAATGCTGTAACTTACATGTCATACTTTCCGAAAGAAGGAGATATGTTTATATTTCCTGCGTGGTTAAAACATTGGGTTAGTCCATTTAACTCTGACTGTGTGAGAGTATCTGTATCAGGTAATGTGCACGATTCTGCTCCACTAGCACAAATTCGTAAAGGCGCGTTAAAGAACGAAGACGAAGAGTATCTAAAAGAATTAAAAAATAAAATATGAGACCAACTGTATTTGTAGCTTTACCTTGTTATGATATGATGAAAGTAGAAACCTGTTTGTCATTGTTAAACTTATTTAACAAGTTTACAATGCATAATATACCTGCTGAATTTAGAACGGCTAAAAGTCCTTATGTTAGTCATTGTCGTAACTTACTTACTGCTGGATTCTTACACTCAAAAAAAGACTTTTTGTTATTTGTAGATGCTGACATGCAATTTGGTGCAGACTCAGTGTTTAGAATGCTAGCTGGTAATTACGATATTTGTTGCACTCCATATAGATTAAAAGATGCTACCATGAAAGAATCTTATCCTGTATCATTTGAAAATTATGATAAGATAGAAATATCAGCTAAAGGTTTTGTAGAAATTACTGCAGGACCCACAGGTCTAATGATGATAAAACGTAGTGTGTTTGATAAACTTAAAAAAGATAACCCTAATTTACAGATCAAGTTTCCTGAAGAAAAAAGAAAGAATATAAACGCTGAGATTATGGGAGCTGAGAATACTGATGAGAACCCATCTGCGGATTGTTTATGGAACTTCTTTGATACTTCGTTTGATGATCATTTATTTAAAGGTGAAGATATTGCTTTTTGTGAATTAGCTCGTAAGTCTAAATTTAAAATACATGCGAACATAGACTCAACGACCGTGCATCACGGACCATATGGTTATAAAGGTAAGTTTAGAGACGCATTGGAGAAAGTTACATGACACCAGAACAAGGATTAGGTATGTTATTTGTAGGAATAGTAGCCCTTTCGATTGGAGGTGGGATAGCTTTTGTGATATTAAGAAAGGTGTATAGATCAATACATAGATCTAAAAGAAGGTTTGACGACTTAGAATGATGGAAGAAAAAGATTTATTAGAATACGAAAATATTGGTAAAAAAATAAAACGTAATGACAAGTATACCTATGTCGATGCTTCACGTATCGAGGAACACGGATCACGGCTCTATGATGTAAATGGTGCTAGACTTCCAAGCGTGACTACGATATTAGGCAAAACCAAAAATCAACAATTTTTAAAAGATTGGATAGCGAAAAAAGGTGAAGCCGAAGCAGAACGAATCAAAAACTTATCTAGTAATAGGGGGACAGCTATGCACAAATTCTTGGAAAACTATATCACAGGAGTGGGCTACGATGATCTTACAGCGCTCGGACAGGAGGCGAAAGCCATGGCCCAAAAAGTTATTGATGTGGGTCTTGCACCTGTTGAAGAATACTTTGGTTCGGAAGTTACGTTATACTATCCGGGTCTATACGCAGGCTCAACAGACCTTGTCTGTTTACATAACGATCGTGAAACTGTTGTTGACTTCAAACAAGCTAACCGTCCGAAGAAGAAAGAATGGATCGAAGATTATTATCTGCAGATCGCAGCATATGCTATGGCCCATGACTACATCCACAAGTCAAACATCGAACAAGGAGTTATCATGGTATGCACGCCTGACCTATATTATCAGGAATTTGTCGTAAGTGGGGCAGAATTAAGGCAATATAAACATAAGTTTTTGAAAAGATTAGACAGCTATCATGACCTAATTTTTGATGAAAAAGAGAAAGCAAAAGTAAATATTAACCCGGAGGATTTTTTTAATGGAGCGTGAGATAGTAGGATATTATTACGATGGTAAAAAGTCTTGGATATTGTATCAAGATGAATATGGTAATGAAACAAAGGAGGAATGGACAGATGAACAGTCAGATTAGAATGGTTCTAAAGAAGAGATACGAAGCAGATATTGAAGATGCTAAGTATAAGATTAAATGTTTTAGTGAGCATGAGATAGTGATACCAGAGCATCCGGATATCACATTAGAGGTTGACAAACTGTTACAAAAAATTGCAGAGGCTGAAGATAAGTTGGCAGCAATTGAGCAACATTATGGCAAGAATGAGGCAGAAAAACCCTTATTGTAGGGCTCGCAGGATTGATTTACCCTTCGCAAAAAGAGTTTGAACCTTCGCAGCGCGAGGGTATGTCAAGCAAAAATCTATCCGAAAATTCAAAAATGTATCCGAAAATTAAAATCTGCGAAGGTACGAGGTCATTCTGCGAGGGTTCCGCGAAGGTTCTGCGAAGGCTAGAATCCGCATATTTATTGACTTGCGAAGGTTGCGAGGGGTAAATCAGAAAAACGAAAACTTTTTTGTCCTTGGATACAAAATTCACTGTATACCTTCGCAGAGTTGTATTATAACAAATTATGCCTAGGAAAAGACGAAAAAGAATTGCAACTGATGGGGCTCCCGATATACCTTATCCGAGAGTCAGAGTGGAGTGGATTGATTGTGTCAGTGACTCTGGCTGGGCTACCGACAAAGAGTTTGATAAAATGAAACTAGCACGACCAGTAAATGAAGGCTGGTTGTATTCTAAAGATGATAAGTCCGTAAAACTATTTGCATCTTACGATAAAGATGATAACGAAATTACGTTTGGGGATCGGACGATGATTCCTCGGGCTTGGGTAAAGAAGATTCAGAAACTTTAGATGGAGTTACATCAATTATCTGTCCGTAATCGGTTAAAAGTTGTTTCATTTTTGCTTCTAACTCTTGTTCTGACATGTCCTCTAGTTTTCCTGTTTTTATTATTTTTCTATCTATGTATAGTCCTGCTGCTTTTCCTCTGTTTGCTTCCGCATTCACTGCAGAAGAAAACGATCCTTTTTTTAAAGCGGCTTCTCTGAGTCTTGCAAGTTCTGCTACATGTCCTTCGTAGGTAACTTCATGTTTTCTAAGTCTTTCTTCTTTCAGTTCACCGATATACTTTACAACAAGTGGTGAGTGTCTTGGGTTTGTTAGTTCTGATCCTTCCTGTCTTGCACGTTTAGGACTGTATCCAGCAGCAAGCGCTGCCTCTGTCTGTGTCATTGGTCCGTCAGGTCCGCCGAATACTAAAAATTCAGCAAACCTTTGTTGCATCTCTGTAAGTCTTTTTGGTAATCCCATGATTGACAATTTAAGGTAACATGGTTATAAAGTCAATATGAAAGACAACGAAGGCTATGAGCAGTTAATTAAAATGTTGCGAGCAGAAATACAAGACTTAAAAAAATATAAGTCAGAGTGTATAAGATTAGAAAATTTATTGCACGGCTATAAAAAAGTGATAGAAGATTTAAGTAGTCAGGTGGTTAAATAATGTACGTCAAACACCTGCAAGAGTATTTAGAAAAGTTTACTGAAGGACAGCAAGGTCGTAGAGGTAATGCAGTCAGTGATGCAAAAATATATATCATGACTCGTAAAGGTTACTTAGAGGAGATCAAACGGATTGAAGTTCACCAAAGTAATAATCCTCTGGATAATTCCTTGCGTGTCGTTTTAAAACCAAACAGAGAAGAAAAACTAATTTTACCTCCTGGTTACGTAAAAGATTATTAAGATTTGAACACAGGAGTAACCTTGAAAAATGCATGGGACCAGAGCGTAAATTGTATCAAAAAATTAAGAAATATTTCACCAACATTTCACTTATTAGACTTGAAAATAATAGCTTACACGGTACTCCCGATCTATTGGCTTATAATAATTCTGGCAACTTTTTCACTATCGAATTAAAAGTTACGAAGAGTAACAAGGTTAAGTTTTCTCCACATCAAATTGCCTTCCATGTGAAGCATCCACGTAATAGTTTTATCTTGGTAGAGACCCTTGATCCAAGGTCCTCGAAACATGTTGAGTATTATTTGTTTCCTGGTTCAGGGATCTTGGCGCTTGAAGCTTGTGGCTTGGCGCTTGAGCCTTTGGCCAAAGGGCTTGACGCTTGTGGCTTGTTGCTTGATTCGCTTGGCGCTTGAAGCTTGGCGCTTGCAGCTTGATGCTTGGGGCCCGGACCAGTCGCACGCTCATTTGGCGGCGTCCCACTCTCAGAGCTAATGGCCTGGTCCAGTTTATTACGTAGCTTTCGTAATTCTTTATAATAGTTTGGATGTCGAAACATTTCAATGTTTTCCGTATTTAATAGTTTTAATGTTGCTGTCCCAGCATGCCCGGCAGTCTCTGCATTCATTGTCTTGTTTTGCAGCTGGACAGGTAGCGTTAGCTGTAACAACTTCTGAAGAGTTAGGCCACGAAGCAGGCGCCGTTTGGTTCACCATCGGCGCGCTGAAACGTATGACTAAATTGTTAGGCTTTGCTGTCAGGTGATCCTTGATCCATGCTTCACGAGTCGGTAACCAGTGACGCTTAGAAGGTGTTAACCTGCAGACTTCATAAATTTTGTTTAAGTGATCTAGATCCTGGACATCGCCTGAATCGTGCCATCGAAACACGTCGGGCTTCTTACTGTTGATCAGGTGAGCCATTGCGGTGACCCATTGCGGGTCCTTGATAGCCTTGAGTCTTCGATACTGTGCATCCTGAACAACCTTGAACACGTAACAACCTTTGAGCGCGTAACAGTCATAACACACTGAACCAGGGACCGCTTGGAGCTTGCCGCCAGTTTTGCATTCTTTGGCAGGTAAACCTATTGACCAGCCCGGCATCTTCGACGGTTTGCTTAGGCTGCCGCCTATAATTTTTAAAGCTTCTTTTGTTTGCATAATCTTTCTCCTTTAACTTCCTGGATATCATTATAATACTTTCTTGTCAAGCTTGCGGCTTGACGCTTGCAGCTTGTAGCTTGCTGCTTGTAGCTTGGGCCTTGACTCTCGAGCCAGCGCCAATGATTAATTAAAATTTTTTCTTTCATAATTTTTTGCGGCCCAGTGAGTTTAATAACTAGTATGTATTTCTCACTGGCCCTAATCAGCAGGTCCCAGGGTCCGATTTTCTACTGATCCCTGGTCCATCAAGCATC